GTTTTCTTCACTCACGGGGGATTTTTCCAAGGGGCGGAGGCCCCGGGCGGGGCGCTGCGGGAGTGCAGCGGGAGACAGGATCTGCTGCGGAAACGCAGCGGAGAGCAGGAGGTGAGAGCGTGGGGAAGCTCATGCAGGCCGCGAAGAGCGGCGACAGGCTGAGGGCGCTGATCGAGTTGCGGGATCTGCTGGCCAAGCGGCTGGAGGCCGGCCCGGCGGACCGGGATCTGGCGGCCCTGTCCCGGCAGTTTGTCCAGGTGACGGCGGAGATCGAGGAGATCCGGGGGCAGACGGAGACGAAGCCCACGTCCCTCAGCGACATGCGGAACAAACTGAAGGTGGCCAAATGAAAGGAAAGAAGCTGCCGAGGATCTTCACGCCGCCCCTCAGGGAGCTGACGCCGGAGACAAGCCTCGGCTTTATGTTCATCGAGTTCTGCGAGGCGCTGGGGCAGCCGCTCCTGCCCTGGCAGCAGTGGCTCTCGATCCACGCGCTGGAGATCACCGGCACGTTCCCGGAGGACTGGTCATTCCGGTTCCGGTACATCATTGTCCTGGTCAGCCGGCAGAACGGCAAGACCTACTGGTTCAAGCTGCTGGGGCTGTTTTTCAATTACGTTCTGCAGACAAAGCTCGTGATCGGCACCGCCCAGAACCTGGACAAGGCCAACGACACCTTTGAGGAGGCGGTGGATCTGATCGAGGAGACGCCGATGCTCTCCGAGGAGTTTGTCAAGGCCCTCCGGGGCGCGGGAAAGCGGGAGTACGTGCTGAAGGGCGGGGAGCGCTGGAAGGTGGTGGCCACCAACCGGCGGGGCCGCGGCTGGTCCTCCGACCTGATCCTGATGGACGAGATCCGGGAGCAGACGGACTGGGAGGGCTGGAGCGCCATCTCCAAGACCATGCTGGCCCGGCCTTCTGCCGTGCTGGTGGCGGTCAGCAACGCCGGCGACGTCAACTCGGTGGTGCTGCGGCACCTCAGGATGCAGGCCCACGCCCAGCTGGGGGATCCGGACGGCATCGCGGAGAACCGGGAGGGCCTTGGCGGCGAGGACGTGGACGACGCGCTGGGCCTCTTCGAGTGGTCCTCCCCGCCGGGGTGCGACATCCACGACCGGGAGGCCTGGGCGGCGGCGAATCCGTCCATGGGCTACGGTTTCCTGACCGAGAAGGCCCTGGCCAGTGCCTGCGCCACAGATCCGGAGCGGGTGTTCCGCACCGAGTGCCTGTGCCAGTGGGTGGAGAGCTTGCTGCCGGAGCCCTTCCCCACGGGTGCCTGGGAGGCGGGCGTGGACGAAGGCAGTCAGATCGCGCCGGAGAGTGAGATCTTCTTCGGCGTGGATCTGAGTCAGAACCGCCGGTGGACCTCCATCGCGGCCTGCGGACTCCGGGAGGACGGCGCCTGGCATGTGGAGGTGGTGGCCCGGCAGATCGGCACCGAGTGGGCCCTCAAATGGTTCGAGGAGCGGGCGAAAAAGCAGGAGATGAACGTGGCCTTCCAGGGCAGAGGCTGTCCGGCGGTGGGCCTGGCGGAGCAGATCTGCACCATCAAGGGCGTAAAGCGCTGCGCGGTGGAGGGCGGCGAGCTGACGGCAGGCTGGGGACGGTTCTGGGACGGGATCGCGGCCAGCGACCCGGCGAGCACCCGGGGCGGCACGCGGATCTTCCATCTGCCCCAGCCGGTGCTGGACGCGCCGGCGAAGACCATGCAGCTCCGGGCTCTGGGCGGTGGGGTGGAGCTTCCCGACCGGGTCAAGAGCCCGGACGACCCAAGCCCCCTGATCGCCTGTTTTCTGGCCTTCGCGGCGGCCACAAAAACGGCTCAGACGGAAAAGACGGTCTATGCGTCCGCCTATGCAGGGGGCGGTACGCTGATGTTTGCTTAGTTTTACTTAGTTTTCAGAAAGAGAAGAAGGTGGATAAATGGCGGTAATCGAACGACTCAGGACCCTGTTCGGGCGGCCGAACGTATACGTGAGCTTTTCCCCGGAGGAGACGCCGGTGGTGGAGGGCATGACGGCCCGGCAGCTCTACGCCACGCAGGCGAACCTGCACGCGGTGGTTTCCTTCCTGGCGGACTCCATCGCCCAGCTGCCCCTGAAGGTCTACCGGCGGAACGGTGAGACCGACCGGCAGCGGGACCGGGAGAGCCCGGCGGCGCTGCTGCTGTACCGGCCCAACGGGGACCAGACCATGTATGAGTTTGTCAACGCCCTGGCGGTGGAGCACTACCTGATGGGCGTGGCCACGGTCTGGGTGCTGCCGGATCCGGACAGCCCCAGCGGACGGCAGCTGCGGCTGATCCCGAAGGAGTGGATCGACAGCACGGACCGGGCCACCAACTACGCGCCGGACCGGCTGCGTGTGGTCACCGGAGACGGCGGGCATCTGGAGATCCCCCGGACGGAATTCGTGCAGTTCCGGACCTACTCGCCGGGGAACCCCGGCGGCTACCAGAGCCCCATCGCGGCCCTGCGGCAGACCCTCAACGAGCAGATCCAGGCGGACAAGTTCCGGACGGAGGTGTGGTCCTCCTCCGGACGGTTCAACGCCTACATCACACGGCCCAAGGACGTGCAGCCCTGGACGGACGAGCAGAAGCGGGCCTTCATCACGGCCTTCCGGGAGGGATGGGGCCGGGGCGGCTCCAACGCGGGCAAGATGCCCCTGCTGGAGGACGGCATGGAGATCAAGCCCTACAGCTTCAACGCCCAGCAGGCCCAGTACGCGGAAGCCAAGCAGCTGAGCCGTGAGGACGTTGCGGCGGCCTATCACGTCAACCCCTCCCTGATCTGGCACACCTCCACCCAGACCTACGCCAGCGCCAAGGACAACGCCCGGGCGCTCTACGCCGACTGCCTGGGGCCCACCCTCCAGATGATCCAGCAGCGGATCAACGCGTTCCTGCTGCCGATGATCGGAGCGGATCCGGACACATACGTGGAGTTTGACCTGACGGAGAAGCTGAAAGGCAGCTTCGAGGAGCGGGCATCGATCCTCCAGAGCGCCGTGGGCGGCCCATGGATGACGAGAAATGAGGCCAGAGCGGACAACAACATGGCCCCTATCGAGGGAGGCGATCAGCTGATCACCCCGCTGAACGTCACCGCGGGCGGTCAGGCAAGCCCACAGGACACCCACATGGAGCCTCAGGAGCCCATGACCATCCTGTCGGGCTGCAGCTGTCACAAAAGCGCGCCGGAGACGGTGCGGGTCAAGGCCCGCTCCACCAAAGAAGAGGACGAGAAGATGGCGGAGGTGCTCAGCCGCTTCTGGAAGCGCCAGAGGGCCAGCGTTCTGCCGAAGATCGGCGCCAAGAGCGACGCAGACTGGTGGGATGACGACAGATGGAACGGAGAACTGGCGGACGACATCGAGCCGGTGATCCGGGCTGTGGCCGACGCCCACGGCGAGGAGACGGCAAAGGCCATCGGTTCCACGTGGAACAAGGAGCAGACCCGGAACTATCTCCGGGCCATCAGCGAGGGCCGGGCCGCGGCCATCAACGCCTCCACGAAGGAGAAGCTGGAGGAGGCCCTGGAGGACGAGGAGGACGAGGAGAACACCCCCGCCCATGTGTTTGACGTCCGGGAGAACCGGGACGCCACCACCTTCGGCCGGAGCCTTGCCATCGGCATCGCCGGATGGGCTGCCACCCACGAGGCGCCGGAGCAGGCGGAGCAGCAGGGCATCCACAAAAAGGTCGAAAAGATGTGGATCACCGGTGACAACCCCAGACCGGAACACGCGGCCATGAACGGCGAGACCGTGGACATCGACGCGGCCTTTTCTAACGGCTGCGAGTGGCCCGGGGATGAGGGCGGAGATCCGGACACCACCTGCGGGTGCAACTGCAGCACCGAGGTCATCATCACCATCGAGTAAGGAGGACGAAGAGATGGAACGGAAATACAAAGAATTCGCGCTGCTGAAGCTCGAAGATACAGGAAAGGACGCCGGCCGCATTGCCGGCTATTTTTCCACCTACGACCGGATCCCGGACGCATACGGGGACGTGATCGCCCCCGGGGCCTTCACCGACACCATCAAGGCCCGGAAGGAGAGCGGGCACCCGTTCCCGCTGTGCTGGAACCATGATCTTGATCAGATCATCGGGTCGGTGGATCCGGAAAACATCGTGGATACCGAGAAGGGACCGCTGATGGAGGCGGTCTTTTTTGATACCCCGCTGGCCCAGGAGAAACGGGCCCTGGTGAAATCCGGCGTGGTGTACCAGTTTTCCTTTGCCTATGACGTGCTGGAGGCTGGGCCGGTGACGCTGGAGGACGGCGTCAAGGCCAACGAGCTCCGGAAGCTGGAGCTCTACGAGATCAGCATCGTGCCGATCCCGGCGAACCAGAACGCGGTCATGACCGAGGTCAAGGCGGGCAAGCGGAACAGCAAGGCGGACGAAGCCGCCATCAGACAGGCCATCGAGCTCCT